TGGCGAATTGCGAACAAATTTAATTCTCAATCATTTGATTGTCATTTATAATGTGTTTGAAAACGAAGCGGCAACTCGTATGTTATTCTTCAGGGTAGAAACAAAATTCTACTCGATATTAAAACCCTTTCTTATTTTCTTGGATCGTCTTCCAGAAAAAATAAGAGGAATAAATGGAGAAGATATACATACGAGTCATATACCGTTGAATGAAACAACTATTAAAGAATTAAGAAAGATAAGCCCAAATCAATGAGTATCATATCTTCCATTGGAAACATTTATTTTGTATATCAGTTTTTAAAAAAACTGGTAACTCCATTTGAGAAAACAAAAGCGTTTGAATTGGAAATCATAGACAAAGATGGAAAAATCCTCAAACGCCGAAGAGATTTAAATACAAAAGAAGAAAAAGAAGCCTATACACTTTCCGATACTCTAATTTGGAATATCAAAAAGTTAATGGGCAAAATTCCTGGCGGACAACATAAGATTGCATCTTATGCTGCAGCGTTGTTTTTGATTAAAGAACAACACGGAAATTATAAGATTACTGATGGGGAATTGGAATTGCAATTCTTTGACCAATTTGAAAAAATATACAACGATGATTCTCTTTCGTTTAACGAAACTGTTTTACGAAAAATTACAGTTGCATTGGATGAAGATGCGCCAACTACTGTTTCTGGTAATGTTGCGATGAGAGATATGCCTCTTGGAAAACCACCAAAGGGGTTGGTGATGAAAAAATTTGCAGGAGTTGATGTATTTGCAGTAGATCCCAACATTTACATGAAATCACGGCTTGGGAAAAAGAAATTTGATAGATATAAAAAATATGTGGGCGAGGATGAGGTGGGCGAATACATTCGTGTTTTTGCCAGAAAGAATCCCAAAACACCTATTATAGTGATGGATTCTTCTTCTGGTTGTATGCAATTTTTAAAACATGGATTTTCAAAATGATGAAATTTAGAGAATATTTGCAAGTGGCCGCTGATGATTCTATTGAACAAGTAATGGATGGTGAGTGGATATCCAAATCAAGATCCACATGGAAAGTCATTGATAAAGATGAAAATTCGATAGAGATACATAATGATGGTCATGATCCCGAATTGAATGGTGAATCTTGGTCTATACATGAAAACTCATTTTCCCCAAAGGCGTTTGCTTATTTCTGTGGTCAGTTTATAAAGACCGTCAAACCTGCTGAGTTGTCATATGTCGGATCAAGAATTTATCCATCAACTTAAAACGGACATTCAAGCATTAAAGATCAAGGACGAATATCGGTCAAAAGAACTTGATGCTTTAATGTCGAAATTAGATGAATCTACCGAAAAATTACATCGTTTGTCTGAAAATATCGGCCGGTTATTGGCTACACAAGATGTTAGTAAAACAACAAATAATGAATTTCGTGAAGAGATGAAGATATTACATTCTCGCATCGGTGACCTTCAGGATAAAATGAATATGATGGTTGATAAAACTGAGGCACGAATAGATTCTGATATTGCCATTCTATATGATAAAGTGAATACTCTAGAAAAATGGAGATGGATTATTATTGGAGTAACAACAGTAATTGCTTGGGCACTGACACACTTGTTACCGAAAATATTAGACAATTGATTTGACATTTATTATGATTGTGTTATAATAAGAGTATCACAATCAAACAATACCTAAAATTTTATTATGCCTTCTTATATTGATACAAAGTATCTCAATCTCGTATCTTCTCGTCTTCTTCTTTTCAAACAGAAGACACTAAATCTTTATAATTTCCGTTGTCCGTTTTGTGGTGATTCACAAAAAAAGAAGAATAAGGCCCGTGGATATCTTTACCAGAAAAAAACTGATTTATATTTCCATTGTCATAATTGTGGCCAGAGCAATACCTTTTCCAATTTCTTAAAACAACTTGACGGTGAGATGTTCAAGGAGTATCAATTAGAACGATACAAAGAGGGACTGACAGGAAAAGGCACAAATACACCCAACCCCGAAACAAAACACGAAAAACCCATCTTCTACTCCAAAATTGATTTACCAAAAATAAGTGATTTGGAAGACACACATTTTGCAAAAGTTTATATGGTGAATCGAATGATATCACCATCCTTTTTGAGTCGTTTATATTTCGCAGAAGATTTCAAAGGGTTTACCTATAAAGTAACGAATCGCCAATACGATTTGAATGAGAACGAGGCACGTATAATTATACCGTTCTTTGATGAGAATAAGAATCTCATTGCATTTCAGGGTCGGGCTTTTACGAATACTAAATTAAGATATATCACAATTAAGGTGGATGAAAATGCACCAAAAATATTTGGACTAGATACTATAGATATAAAAAAACAGTTTTATATTGTTGAAGGTCCAATAGATTCAATGTTCTTACCAAATTGCATAGCGATGGCCGGTTCTGATATAAGTGCTAAGTCATTGGGGAAAATAGCAAATGCAATGCAAGATGGTATGGGCACAATGGTTTTTGATAATGAACCTCGAAATATAGAAATTATAAAACGCATGGAACGAGTGATTGATTATGGGTGGAAGGTGTGTATTTGGCCGGAATATATTAAACATAAAGATTTGAATGATATGATTTTGAATGGAATGACAGAAATTTCTGAAATCATAAATAAATTCACTTATCAAGGATTGCTCGCAAAAACACAACTCGCCGCTTGGAGAAAGAAATGAAAAAAACAGACCCTACCATATTACCAACTCAATACCAACAATTCATTCATCTCTCACGTTATGCTCGGTGGGATTATGATAAGAAACGTAGAGAGACTTGGGGGGAGACTGTAAATCGTTATTTTGATTTTTTTCAACAACATCTGCGAGAAACATGTAATTATGACTTAGATAATGGGGAACTAGAACAATTAAAGAATTCAGTTCTTTCTCTTGATGTTATGCCTTCTATGCGATGTTTGATGACTGCCGGAGATGCACTTAGAAAAGAGAATGTTGCAGGATATAATTGTTCGTATATCAAAGTTGATAGTCCACGGTCATTTGATGAAATTCTTTACGTTCTCATGAATGGAACTGGTGTGGGGTTTTCCGTAGAGGATGATTATGTCAATCAGATTCCAACTGTTGCAGAAGAATTTTATGATACTGATACAGTTATTGTTGTCGCTGATTCCAAACTTGGGTGGGCAAAAGCACTCAAAGAAATGTTGAGTCTTTTGTGGACAGGTCAAATACCAAAATGGGATTTATCTAGGATTCGACCAGTTGGAAGTCCATTGAAAACTTTCGGGGGTCGTGCTTCGGGTCCAGAACCATTGGATGACTTATTTCATTTTGCAGTTAATATTTTCAAAAATGCAGCAGGCAGGAAACTCAAGGCTTTAGAATGTCATGATCTTGTTTGCAAAATTGCAGAAATCGTTGTTGTGGGAGGTGTGCGAAGAAGCGCACTTATTAGTTTGTCTGACCTTAATAATGGTGAAATGCGACACGCAAAATCTGGACAGTGGTGGGAAACACAACCACAAAGAGCACTTGCAAACAATTCAGTCAATTACAAAGAAACACCAGATATTGGAACTTTCATGAGAGAATGGTTGTCGTTGTATGATTCCAAGTCAGGGGAAAGAGGATTGTATAATAGTTTATCTGCTAGAAAACAAGTAGAAAGGATGAATACAGATGAAAAAGAAAGAAGACAACCAAAAGATGATTTTGGCACCAACCCGTGCAGTGAAATCATTCTTAGAAGCCGAGAATTCTGCAATTTGTCAGAATGCGTTGTTAGAGGATGGGACACTACTAAATCACTTTATGAGAAAGTTAGGATTGCGACAATCCTTGGAACATTTCAGTCAACACTCACAAACTTCAAATATCTCACCAGAGAATGGGAACGAAATTGTAACGAAGAAAGACTCTTGGGAGTTTCATTGACAGGAATTATGGATAATTCGTTAACCAATGGTCAGGGGGACAATCTTGGAAAATTACTTCAAAAAATGCGAGAAATTGCCATTAAGACTAATGAGGAATGGGCGGATAAGTTGGGTATCTCACATAGTGCAGCTATTACTTGTGTCAAGCCTTCTGGCACTGTTTCTCAGCTTGTTGATTCTGCAAGTGGAATTCATGCTCGTCATAACCCATACTATATTAGAACAGTGAGAGCGGACAATAAAGACCCTCTTTGTAAAATGATGAAAGAAGCCAAATTTCCAAACGAACCAGATGTAATGAAACCCAAACATACTACCGTTTTTTCCTTTCCAATGAAATCTCCAGATGATGCAGTATGTAGAACAGATGTGTCTGCAATTGATCAATTAAAATTATGGATGGTATATCAAGAACATTGGTGTGAACACAAACCATCTGTAACCATTTCTGTCAAAGAACACGAATGGATGGAAGTTGGTTCGTGGGTTTGGGACAATTTTGATTCTATCAGTGGAATTTCATTCTTACCTTTCAGCGAACATACATATAGACAGGCGCCGTACCAAGACTGTTCGGCAAATGAATATAACGAAGCACTTAAAACAATTCCACAAGATGTGGATTGGTCTTTACTCTCACAATATGAAGAGAAAGATTATACTGCTGGTGCCCAAGAACTTGCGTGTTCGGCCGATGGGTGTGAAATTGTTGATTTATAAGGATATAAATGGGATATGTAGAATATGAATTAGATTGTTCAAATTGCGGGGCGGAATTCAAAATGGAATTTGATGAGAACGGCAAAGGAATACATGAAGATGATTTACATTGTCCTTTTTGCGGTATTCTTATGGAGCCGTGGTTTGATAACGAAGAATTGTAAATATGTTGCAGGAATTGATTACTCTTTAACTTCTCCTGCAATATGTGTAGCAGAAGTAATTAATGATGAAATAAAATTTGAAAATTGTAAATTTCATTTCTTGAAACAAACAAAATCTCAAGATTCTTTTAAAATGTTCAAGGCATATGAATATCCTAAATATTTTAGTGATGTTGAAAGATATGTCAGACTTGCAAATTGGGTCATTGAATGTATTCGGTGGTTCAATGGAAGAGTCAGTGAGATATATTTAGAAGATTATGCATATGCTGCAACTGGAAGAGTTTTTAATATTGCAGAAAATATGGGAATTCTCAAAATGAGATTGGAAGAGGAAAAATTTAAATATGTTACAATACCACCTACAGTAATTAAGAAACACGCAACAGGAAAGGGAAATGCCAATAAAGAATTAATGTACGATACTTTTTTGTCTGAAACCCATGTTGGTTTGAAAGAGAAATTATCTCCCAAATCAACCAAAATTTCTAACCCTGTTTCTGATATTGTAGATGCATATTACATATGCAGGACAGGATTTTACTCATAGGAGCTATATGCAATTCTCCAATTTGCATGGTACGTATTCAGTTGAAACAAAAGATATTAAAGTAGTAAAATATAATTTAGATGATGCATTAAATGAAGCAGTTGATATGCAACAACGTGGTAATGATGTAGAAGTTTGGAAAGATGGATTTCTCAAGCACAAATTACATGGTATACATCAATACGATTTGTTCAAATAACTGTGAGAAAAAACTTGACAAATGGTTAAGGAATTGTTATACTAAGACTGTAGTCTTTAAATATTGAAATAAATGAGAATATTATGACTTGGAATCACAGATTAGTAAAAGATGTTGAGAGTGGTCGCCTTGCGATACATGAAGTGTATTATGACAACGATGACATTCCAACTGGTTATACCGAAAATCCTGTTTTTATAGATACTTTCCCAGACGATGAAGGTTGGTTTACGAATGGTATTCCTGAAACACCTCAAGCCGCAATATGGCAAGTAATAGAACAAATCACTGGTGACATTCGCAAAAACCCAGATATCATCTATTCCACTGATTTTGAAGAAGGTGGAAAATATTATTCTGATGGTTTAGATGCATTGAAAAAAATAGAAGCCATTGAGAGGATTGGAGAACCAGAATGAGTGGTATGATGGATTTTGATTCCTCAAAAATTGAGGAGATGAAACGTAAACGAGAAGAGGGGTTGCCTTATATCTCTGCCGATGTTGTAGAAGCCTCAAAGAATGCACGGGGGGGTAGTGAGTTAGTTTATCAAAGAGTCAAGGAGAGGGTGCCTGATGACTTGTGGGAATACTTTCAGGTGATTCTTTCTAGAGTTCGTGAATTAGAAGATAAACCTAGAATTCTTTGGTTTCAAGACACTTCCAAAGATCCCGAAGTCCAGTTCCTTAAAAGTAAAGAATCGAGAGATAAGTTTGAACGATTTGTTTTTCCTTCCGATTGGTCGCTTGAGAAATATCATCTTGACCTTGGTGTGGAATATGAAAAGAGTGTGGTTCTCAAAAATGCAATTGTTCCAATTTCTTTACATACGAAACCCAAAGAAGGGCCAACAAGACTTACATATATTTCTACACCACATCGTGGTCTAGATGTTCTCATTGGTGCATTTCGTGCATTAT